GCGAAAATACATCTACCCCAAATGCTTCATCTCACGCAAAACCCTCTACCAAATCATCAAAACAATGAGCCAATCAGAAAATTAACAAATAAGTTAATTAGCTAATTGACAAATTTGCAAATTATCACTACCTTTGTCCCCTCAAACAAAGTATTCATCGTATGGCAAAAAGTACACAAAGCATAGAACCCAATATAGCCGACCTTGTAAATGGCTGGCTCAAAAGCTATCAGTTAGACTACAAGTTAGAGCAAGAACCCCTTAACGATGAAATAGACAAAGCACTCAAAGACTATTTCACCAAAAACGGAGGAGCAGGAGCCAATCGCCCCGATGCTAAGCTACTTTTGCAGGACAAAAACCTCGACTATTATCCTATCCTTATAGAATACAAAGGATATCCCGATAAACTCGTAAAGAAAGACAGCGAAGGCAATGTAGAAAATCGTACCGCTAAAAACGAACCCCACTTCAAAAACATCAACACATTCGCCGTAAACGGAGCCGTACACTACGCCAATGCACTATTGCACCACACTTCCTTTACCGATATTATCGCCATAGGAGTAACCGGCGAAAAAGACAATAAAGGGAATATCATCCCTAAAATAGGCGTTTATTATGTAGCCAAAGCCAACTTAGGCGTAGGGCAAGAAGTAGCCCAATTTACCGACCTTTCTTTCCTAAAGAAAGAAAATTTCGATGCTTTTGTACAGCAAATAAAAAGCCTAAGCCTAAGTGCCGAAGAATTCGAGCGTATCAAACAACAGCGCGAACAAGAGATTGACGCCAGCCTTACCAAGCTCAATAACGATATATACCAAAACGAAAAAGGATTAGGTGAAAACGACCGCGTTTATTTAGTAGCCGCTGCTATCATCGCCACCTTAGGCGTAGCAGGCAAAGTAGCCCCCTTAGAGAAAAGCGAACTCAAATCATCACCCGAGACGGGCAACCGCGATGGCGATATTGTTATTAGAAAAATACAAGCCTTTTTAAAAGAAAGAGACTTAGCCGAAGATAAAAGAGAGCTAATCGTTCGCACTCTTTCCAATACCCTTTTAACCGACAATATCAACAAAGCCACCAATGGCGAAAGCCAGCTCAAGCGCGTGTTTACCAAAATCGTAGACGATTTGGGTATCTATTACAAAATAGGACTTACCACCGACTTTACAGGCAAGCTCTTCAACGAAATGTACGCTTGGCTCGGCTTCTCACAAGACAAACTCAACGATGTAGTACTCACCCCTTCCTACGTAGCTACCCTCTTAGTCAAGCTCGCCCGCGTAAACAAAAACTCCTACGTATGGGATTTTGCCACAGGCTCCGCCGGACTCTTAGTTGCCGCAATGAATGAAATGCTCGCCGATGCCAAAGAAAGCATAGCTTCGCCTGATGCCCTCCGTGCCAAAGAAGCCCATATCAAAGCCAAGCAACTCTTAGGCGTAGAACTCCTGCCCAGTGTCTATATATTAGCCGTCCTGAATATGATTATGATGGGCGATGGAAGCTCCAATATCCTCAATAAAGACTCCTTAACCGACTTTGACGGACATTATCTCTTAGGCGAAAAAATCAAATTCCCCGCCGATGCCTTCGTGCTCAATCCACCCTATTCCGCACAAGGCAACGGAATGATATTTGTAGAAACCGCCCTAAATATGATGCAAAAAGGCTATGCCGCTATCATTATTCAAGGGTCAGCAGGCTCAGGAAAAGCCAAAGAAATCAACCAACGTATCTTAGAGCGTCATACCCTTGTGGCAAGTATCAAAATGCCTATAGACCTATTCATAGGCAAATCCAGCGTACAAACAAACATCTACGTCTTTAAAGTAGGCGAAAAACACCAAAAGGAAGAAATAGTAAAATTCATAGACTTTAGTAACGATGGTTACACCCGTACCAACCGAAAAAAGTCAAGGAATAACCTCAAAGACACCCACCAAGCTAAAGAACGGTATGCCGAATTGGTAAAATTAGTGCGCTTTGGCAAAAGTCAGCTACATATTTTTACAGAAAAAGAATACTACGAGGGTACTATCGACCCCAAAAACGGTGCCGATTGGAACCAATCCGCCCCTATAGACACCATCCCCACCCTCGCCGACTTCAAGAAAACAGTCGCCGACTACCTCGCTTGGGAAGTAACCAACCTACTAAAAACCCAAAACACCCCCGATGAACACTTGGGAAAATAGACGCCCACTTAACACAAAAACTCCAAACAGTTAAGTGGGCAGAATTTCTAATTGGAGATTTATTTGAGATAAAAACCTCTAAGAAAAGATTTGATGCCAATAAGGTACAACTTTCAGAAGACGGACACCCTTATGTAGTAAGAGTTGCTTCAAATAATGGAATTAAAGGCTTTTTGAAAGAAAATGAAGAATATCTAAATGAAGGGAATACAGTTTCTTTTGGGCAAGACACAGCTACAATGTTTTACCAAGAGCGACCTTATTTTACAGGAGATAAAATAAAGGTATTACAATGCAAATATACCCAATTCAGTAAGCAGAATGCTATCTTTATTGTACTTGCTTTAGAAAAAGCTTTTAGTTCTTTTTCTTGGGGAGCTTCAAGTTTTAATGTAAAGATAATAGAAGAAACTAAAATCACCCTTCCCACTAAAGACGGAGCTATTGATTTCGCCTTTATGGAAGATTTTATAAGTGAGATAGAAAAACAACCTTTAACAGCCTTAAAAAATTATCTAACCGTTACAGGGCTTAAAAACTACACCCTCACCAAGGAAGAAGAAGAAACCCTAAACAGCTTAGATAAAGTAAATTGGAAAGAATATCGTTTTGCAGATATTTTTAACAATATACAGCAAGGTAGAAGACTTAAAAAAGATGACCAAATAGAAGGGAGTATACCTTTTGTAATGGCGGGAGTAACTAATACAGGTATAGTGAATTACATTTCTAATCCAGTAGCAACTTTCCCCAAAAATTCTATCACCATTGATATATTTGGTAATACTTTTTATAGGAATTATGATTTTGGGGCAGGAGATGATACAGGAGTTTATTGGAATACAGAAAGAAAACTTTCAAGAGAAATGATGCTATTTCTAACTAAAACTTCAGAAAAAGCATTGCAAGGGAAGTTTTCATATGGCAAGAAATTAAGAAGTTCACAAAGTTTGAATTTTATAATGAAACTCCCCACTAAAAACGGCACCCCCGATTACGACTTTATGAACACCTACATCAAAGCCATTCACAAAGTAGTCATCAAAGAAGTCGTTCTCTATGCCGAAAAGAAAATCCAAGCCACCCAAGAAGCCATAAAATAACAATCCCTAATCCTCCCCATACAAATACAACAAAGCCCGCCACCAGCGGGCTTTTCCATTTCCTCATTTCCTCATTTGCTCATTTTCTCATTTTCTCATTTGCTCATTTGCTCATTTCCTCATTTCCCCAATTCGTTACAACCCTGTCACCCTACGTTACAACCATTTGCAACCCACACCACACCACCCTACCTTTGCACCATCAAAACAAAGTTAAGCATTTTAAAACATCACCCCCACCCAACACAAAGCGAACACGTACCGAACACGTACCGAACACGTACCAAATCAAAATTCAAAAGTAATAACTCAAAATTCATATAAAAATGGCAACAACAAAAAACAACGTAATCGTCAAAGGCGCCAGCGGAAAATTCGGACGCCAAATCGTATTCTCACAACGAGCAGGCAAAACCATAATGAGCAAGCCCCCAGTGCGCACAGCACCACCCACACCCAAACAAATCCAACAACAAGAAAAATTCGCCAAAGCAGCCACCTATGCCAAAAACGCCCTTTTAGACCCCACCCTAAAAGAAGCCTACACCACCGAAGCCAAAAAACGCCAAGATGTATCCCCCTACAATATGGCAATGACCGACTACCTCCGCCCACCCCAAATCACCCACGTAGATTACAGCGCCTACTCCGGCGATGCTAGTGGCGAGAAAATCATCATCGAGGCCGCCGATGCCTTCAAGATAACCACAATGAAGGTCAAAATCACCGCTGCCAACAACAGCACCCTCGAAGAAGGCAATGCCTCTATGGTCAATGGCAAATGGGAGTACACCACCACCGCTACCAACACCACCCTTACCGGCAGCAAAATCACCCTCACCGCCACCGACCGCCCCGGCAACACCACCACCAAAGAAATAACCCTTTAACTAGTCGCTAGTCATTAGTAAGTTAGTCCTTAGTCCTTAGTCGTTAACAGATGCCGCACAGGCTAACGCCTAACGACTAAGGACTAACGACTTTAAACTAACAACAAATCAATATATTATGGAAATACTCAAAGAACCCCTATTAGCATTCATTAGCCTATTCCTATCCACACTCGTAGGCTGGCTCTTCGGACGCCGAAAACAACAAGCCGAAACACAAACCACCGAACTCGACAACGTCGATAAAGCAATCCACATCTACCGACAAATGATAGACGACCTATCCCAAAAATACGCCCACGCCATCGAAGAACTACACACCGCCCAACAACGCATCAAACAACTCGAAACCACCATCGAAAACCTCCTCACCCAACTCAAAAAATACAAACACTAACCCTCTCAAGCAAAATAACCTTACCTTCTTTCCTATCCTCATAGGAGCAAACAAGGGACTTACAAAAACTGCCTGTACGGCTCGCACCACCGCAAGCGAGGCAGGCTCATCATCAATAACAACTATAAGGCTATAACACTATGGGCTTCTTTGATGCTACTATGGCACAGAAAGCGGTCTATACGCCTATTATTATGCAGAGTGCCGAGGATAACGCTTGCCCTAATATCCCTATTGGTTTGCACCAGGAGGGCGACAAGCATAACCGCATTTCGGCGGGTATTACCAATGCGCTCTTTCGCAAAATATTGTACTGGGACGAGACGCTGCCCAAACGCTCGGAGAAAGACTACAACGCCTTTACCAAGCAACTGTTTTCCTTTGAAAAAGGAACGGCTTCAAACGATGACGCCCCCGATACCTTAGAACGCGCCATTACCCTTGCTCAACAGTATTTTGGTTATTCCGAAAACCCATTACAAAGCTGGCGACCTTTTATTGCTAAGCACAAAAGGCGTAACGTATAACCTTATTATTTTCTAAAATTGTACACTGATGACACCGAGAAAAGAACTATTTGTAAAAGTAAAACAAGCCCTTGCCACTATTGAAGGTATTGAGCTCATCGACCTGCAACGCGGTCAGTTTGACAACCCCGAAAACGGCTATCCCGAAATATGGACGGCTGCACTCATTCAGGTAATGCCTATCGCCTACGAGACGATGACCCAACACGTGCAAGAAGGCGAGTGTGAGTTTCATATAGACTTCTATTGCAAAGACGGCTGGACAGACCAACATTTAGGCACTGTCGACCTCGAAGAGGGACTTATGGAGCTGGATATATTGGACAAAATCACCGATACGATACAATTCCTACAAGGCGAGCAATTCAAACCCGTACAGCAGGTGCGAGAGGAGGAATTACGCCTAAGTGATGATGGCATTATGAGCTATCGCATTACCTTCACCACTCGCATTTATAGGCAAACCCCCTACCCTTACAAGCCTAAGAAACTCAAATTAAATATGATTTAAAATGTATTTAACCAAAGACGAACTCAAAACCGTAGCCACTAAGGAGGTAATAGACCTTATCACCCAAGGCGATGAGCAGATAGTAAACGAAATAATTGCTGAAAGCATAGACCTAATGGCTTCTTACCTCTATAAGTATTACAATACGGAGGCTATTTTTGCCAAAGAGGGCAACGAACGTAGCAAAATACTACTGAAATACCTCAAAGATATTGTTATCCACGAAATTTATATAAGGCGAACTAAAACCCTCAACCAAGTGGCGAAGCTCCGCTATGATGAGGCTATGCTATGGCTTGAAAAGATAGCCAAAGGAGAAATAGAAGTCGCCCTTCCCAAACGCCTAAAAGACACCGATGGCGACGGCACCCCCGATACGCCCACCCCTTTTATGAAACTTGGAGGGCGCAAAACCTATAAAAACCACTGGTGATTATGCCTAACAACAACTTACAAGAACTCCGACAAAAGCTCGAAGCCCTCGCACGCTTGGTGGCTAACGATGTCCCCATTGTCCTTAAAACAGAAGGACTCAAATTTATCCAAAAGAACTTCCAAGATGAGGGGTTTAATGATGAGGGCTTACAGAAGTGGCAACCTCGCAAAACTACCGATACACGAGGGCGAGACCTTACCCGCTACCGAACCAATAGGGTAGGCAAAAAAGGTACCCTTACCCCCTTTGGCAAACGTAATCAAGGGCGTGCTATTCTTACAGGATACAACTCAGGAGGCAACAAGCTACGACACTCATTTAGGGCACGTATAGAGAAAATGCAGGTTACCTTCTACACCCATAAGGAGTACGCCCGTAGACATAATGAGGGCTTAGAGGGTATGCCAAAGCGACAATTTATAGGCGACTCCAAAACCTTATTCAACAATATCAAAAAGGAAATAGACCGTTTATTCAATCAACTACAATAATGGCAAAGCAACCCCATAAACAACGTATAGAAAAGAGTGTTACCCTTAGTGGTAATGCACTTAATAAAAAGGTACATTTGGGCAAAAATACAGCTCAAAACATTCAGCAGGTAACTAATCTAATGGTAGACATCATCAAGCGACAGCGCAGGCTATGGCGTACCGAACTCAACCATTGGCACTCGGCACGTTATGCCCGTTATAGTGTGGATTACCCACGTACTTACCCATTGGAGGAGGTATACCAGGACGTACTCCTTGATGGACACCTCACAGGTATCACCGAAAACCGTACTTTGCGAACTACCAATAAGGACTACGTTATCGCTATCGATGAGATTAAGGACGATACCCTAACCGAGTATATCAAGGAAAAACAATGGTTTGAGAAC